ATGCAGGTTGACACTTTTGGGGCATACGTCCGCGCGGAGCTCGAGCACTGGGGACGGGAGTTCGCCCTTCACCGCGATTGCGACTACCTCGGCCACCAGACTAAGAGCCTACTGGCCGTTCTGATTGAGCACCGAGGGGACATGCCGAGCAGACCTCAAGGCTACAAACCGTTGGAGTCCGATAGTCGCGCGCAGTTGATCGAAGATATTGTCGCGAGCATTGCCCGAGACAACGTCCCGATGGCCTGCGCAATGCGTGCTTACCACTGTGGGACAGGGCGTCGGAAGGTAGAGCGCTTCGAGACCGCGAATCTTCTGATGGCGAACTGTGGCGAGAGGCCGATTTCGGGTAGGCACTACTTGACCTTGGTAGAACTTGGGTTCCAAAGGGTCAGGGGTAGGTTGGAGGGAATCGCCCTCGCGGCATAGAATTCCCCAATTCATCGTGGATGGGGGGCATCCGTGGCCGACTTGGGCTGGATCACAGGATTCATCAGATTTGTTGCAAGGTTTCTACGAGCCTATCCGTTAGTGCAGATTTCCACAGCAGCTGCTCTGTGGGTTCCGGTTAGTACTGCGTTGAGGTACTCCATTGAGAAGCAAGGATGGTTGGAGCGCGTTGACAGTGCCACCGGAGCCCTTGGAATTCCCATATCCGGTGCAGGAATAGCTGGGGTAATCGGCTTCTTGATTGTTGGGATGTTGCAGATCTTCAAGCGCCGCTCCTATCGTTCGCAGCGGAAGAAGGCGGTCGCTGCTCGTGAAAAGAGGATCTCCGAAACCGCTACGAAGGAGCAGCAGAAGTTGGATCAAGCTGCACAAGCCGACTATCAGAAGCAAGTTGCAGCCTTTGCAGCAATGAGCTCCGCTATGAAGTCGGTTCTGCGCCGTTCTGTGGAAACCCGTAGGGACACCGTTGGTGTCGGCGGCACTAGCACTGATGTTACTGTCGCTGCCCAGCAGCTTGAAGATCTCGGCTACGTCTCATTTAATCGTGACTATCAGGGGGGGCGTCACTCTGCCACCCTTAGGCCGAGCGTGTTCAAGTTTCTGCTGGCCAATCCCGAGTTGGTCGAATCTGACGCTGTTAAGTTTGTCCACCGCGACAATCTAAAACTGCCTTGACAGGTGCACACCTCTTCTATAGATTTAATGTCACGATCACATAAAAGCCTCCGGAATTTCCGGGGGCTTTTCCATTTCCGGAACAAGCATGGTCCTGACCGCCTCGACTATCCAGCAGGCGGTTGGCTGCAGTGCCGCCGTCGCCGCCCAGTGGGCGCAGCCCCTTTCCGAAGCCTGCACGGCGTTCGGCATCAGCACCCCGAAGCGGGTGGCAGCGTTCCTGGCGCAGGTTGGTCACGAGTCGGCGAGCCTGACGCGGACCGTCGAGAGCCTGAACTACGGTGCGCAGGGCATGGCCGACACCTGGCCCGGCCGCTACGCCGTTGACCCCAAGGCCAAGCCGAGGAAGCCTAACGACCTGGCGCGCGCGCTGGAGCGGAAGCCGGTTGCGATCGGCAACAACGCGTATGCCAACCGCCTGGGCAACGGGTCCGAGGCGAGTGGCGACGGCTACCGATTCCGTGGCCGTGGCCCGATTCAGAACACTGGCCGCGCCAACTACGCCGCGATTCGGGACGCGCTGCGTGCCAAGGGCATCAAGGGTGTGCCCGACTTCGAGGCCCAGCCCGAGGCTCTGGGGCAGCCCAAGTGGGGCGCGTTGGCGGCCGGTGCCTTCTGGGATGCCCGATCCCTGAACAAGCTGGCTGACGCCAGCCGATTCGACGAGATCACCGAACGAGTGAATGGCGGCCAGACCGGTGCCGCTGATCGCAGGGCGCGCTATGCGCGCGCGCTGAAGGTGCTGGCCGCGTGACCGAGCCCGTGAGCACTCTCAAGACCATCGTCGGCACGTTCACCGCAGCGGTCGTGGCGCCGGCTACCGCTGACGCATTGCGGGCAGCAGAGCGCATCATCCTGGGCGTGCCCCAGTCGGTGCTTCTGGTGGCCATGGCGGGCGCACTGATCGGCGTGCTGCTGCTGCCGGAAAAGGATGCGGAACGGGTGGCGGCGGATGCGAACCGCCGTCGTGGCCATCGCCTTCTGCAGACGGCCGCCCGCTGGGCGGCCTTGGCCGTGGCGGTCCTGGCATACGCCATCGTCGCAGCTTGGGTCATCGCTGTGGCCGCATCGTTCTGGCCGACCCTCGCTGGCGCGCCGCAGCTGCCGCTGGCTGGCCTGTCCGGCGTCCTGATCCGCCGGCTGCTGCCCGGCTATGTGCGCCTGGTCGAGAAGGCCACTGGCGCAATCGGAGGCGACAAGCCATGAGCGTTCTGCTGAGGTTTCTCCGCGCGGTATGGGAGCTGGTCATCGGCGCTGCGGCTGATGCTTTCCAGTGGCTGCGAAAGCCGGGCAGCAAGATCAAGCTCGTATGCGCAGTGCTGGCCTTCGGCTGTTTGGTCTCTGGCCTCTCGGCCTATGAGAAGGAGCAGCGCATCCGCGATCTGAGCGCACAGGTGGTCAAGGTCAAGGCTGACTGGAAGGCGGATGCTGAACGCCTGCAGGCCGATGTGGACAGCCGCGACCAGCGACTGGCCGAGGTCGCTGCTGCTCTCCGCGCCGAGGCCGTGAAGCTTGACGCGTTGAAGGCTGAAAGCGCGGCCGCTCTGCAGGCGCTGGCCGGCCGCATCGAATCATCCGAGAAGGAAGCAGCCACCTGGCGCGGCCGTTACGAGCAGCGGCCTGATACATGCAAGGCCGCCCTGGAGCTGCTCGACTCTGCCTGCCCAGCCTTGAAGGGGTACTGACGTGCGACTGATCGTCCTGGCTACGGCCTTCTTCCTCGCATCCTGCCAGTCGTCGGCGCCCAACCCCAACCCACCAGCACCCGCTGTCATCCGTGTGCCCGTTGCCACGTTCGTTCCCATCGATGCGGCGCTAACGACGCGCTGCACCTGGGCGCGTGCCGGCAAACCGTCTGCTGTGTTCGAGGTGAGCAACGGCCGCAAGCGTTGCCTCGACCAGTACGAAGCCCAGTTCGATGCTATCGAGCAGGTGCAGGGGAAGCCCATCCCTTCGGACGGAATCTGATGCCGCGCCGGGCACCGAGGCACAACGCCATGCCCAGGCAGGCGGTCGTGCACGTGCCGGCCGCAGCAGTGAGGCAGACCACGGCTGAGCGTGGCTACGGCGGCCGGTGGCAGCGAGCCCGAGCGACCTACTTGCTAAGGCACCCGCTGTGCGTCGAGTGTCAGCGGTCGGGCCACGTCACGGTCGCGACGGTGGTCGACCACATCACGCCTCACAAGGGCAGTCAGGCGCTTTTCTGGGACACCGACAACTGGCAGCCCCTCTGCAAGCGCTGCCACGACCGCAAGACCGCGACCGAGGACGGCGGGTTCGGCAACTGGCACCGAGGTGCCAAGACGACCCCGAAATGCGCGCGCAGACGCGAATGAATCGCAACAACGGCAGATGGGGCGGGGGGGGGGGGAGGGTCAAAAGTTGGGGCGGTTCGCCTCCCTGACCGTGCGCCCAGGCTTTTTTTTGCACCGTCAGTTGAGAAAAACCATTTTTTCGCGGCCAGCGTGCCGCCCCTGGACTACCGATGGCGAACCCGCGCAAACCGACATCGCTGAAAGTGGTGGCCGGCACGGATCGCCCCGACCGCGCGCCGCCGGCGCCAGCTGCTGACCTTCCGCTGGTGTCGGACGTTCCGCCGGCACCGGACTGGCTGCCGAACGCCCACGCCATCAAGGAGTGGGACCGGCTCGCGCCGATTCTCCACGCGAATAAGCTGCTCACCGAGGCCGGGCTTTCGGCGTTCGGCCAGCTCTGCGCTCTGCACGGCAACACCGTGCAGCTGTACGCCGCCGGGCTGGCGCCCGTGGCGTCGATGGTCTCCCAGCTGCGTGGGCTGATGAACGACTTTGGCCTGACGCCGGTTGCCCAGGGCAAGGTGAAGCCATCCGGCGAGGTCGAGAAGCCGGGGAACGCGTTCGCCAGCAATGGTGCGAAGCGGAAGCCCCGTGCGTGATTACGTCGGCATCGCCACGGCCTATGCGGAAGAGGCCGTGGCCGACAAGAAGGGCCGGAAGTTCGGGAAGTGGGTGCGTCTGGCCGCGAAACGGTTCCTTGCGGACCTGAAGCGAGCGAGGCGGAAGCGTCCGCCGTTTGTCTTCGACGAGTGGCATGCGTGCGACCCGTGCGACTTCATCGAGAAGCTGCCGCATGTCGAAGGGAAGTGGGCGCGGCCTGAGATCGAGCTGCATCGGTCACATGTGTTCTTCGTCGTTCAGCTGTTCGGGTTCCGCAACCTGGACGGCAGCAGGCGCTTCACCTCGGCTCTGTTCGCGGTGGCGCGCAAGAACGCAAAGTCGACCCTGGCGGCGGCGATCCTGCTGTACTGCCAGTGCTGCGAGGAGGAGGAGGGCGCCCAGATCATCTCGGCGGCCACCACCGGCAGCCAAGCACGCATCATTTTCAACGTCGCCAAACGGATGACGGAGAAGACGCCGGACCTGCAGGAGGCTTTCGGCTTGGCCTGCTGGGCCAATTCGATCAGCCGGATGGAGACCGGTGCCAGCTTCAAGCCCATCAACGCAAAGGCCAGCACGCAGGACGGTCTTAACCCGTCGCATGTGGGCTTGGACGAGATCCATGCCCACAAGTCGGCGGACCTGCTGAACGTGCTGACCTCAGCGGCCGGCGCGCGCAGCAATCCTCTGTGGCTTTACACCACGACCGAGGGTTACACCAACCCTGGTCCTTGGGGAGAAATTCGGCAGTTCGCCAAGCAGGTGCTGCAGGGCATCCTCGGCGATTCGGCCGACCACTTCCTCGTGGTGTTCTACGCCGTCGACGAGGAAGACGACGAGTTCGACGAGTCGGCATGGCCCAAGGCCAACCCGCTGATGGACGCGAACCCGCACTTGCTGAAGGCCATCCGGAAGGAGGCTGTCGAAGCACGGCAGATGCCATCGAAGCTGGCCGAATTCAAGATCAAGCGGCTCAACCGCCCGGCGTCCTCTGCAACCGGATGGGTCGACCTGACGAAGTGGCAGAAGGGTGGTGGGGCGGTCGATCTGGACTGGCTCGCCGGGCATCCCTGCTGGGCGGGCTTGGACCTCGCGAGCAACCTCGACCTGACCTCGTGGCGGCTGGTGTGGAAGGTCGACGAGATCTACTACACATGGGGCCGCCGGTTCGTCCCAGAGGATGCAGTTCGCGCTCGAACAGAGCGTGGCGTCGTGCCCTACGCGGGCTGGGTTGCGGCCGGCCTGATCGAAGTGACTGAAGGCGAAGTCACCGACTACCAGGTGGTAGAGGCGCGCATGAGGGAGGACATCGCCAGGTTCAATCCCCTGGTGATCGGCTTCGACAAGTGGAACGCCCAGGAGATCACTCAGCGCCTGCTGGCGGAGGGTCATCCGCTGATCGAGTTCGGCCAGACCACGAAGAACTATCACCCGGCGATGCAAGAGCTCGAGCGCGCCTACATCAGCAAGAAGATCCGGCACGGGAACGACCCGGTTCTGAACTGGTGCGCGTCGAACCTCATTGCTGTGAAGGACGGAAACTTGAACATGAAGCCTGACAAGAAGAGATCGCCGGACAAGATCGACGACATGTCGACCCTGTTGATGGCCATCGGGCTAAGCATGCCGTCGGCCTCCCAAGGTGACGATGCCGGTGATTTCATTGCCAGCCCGGTGATCGGATGAAGGCCGTGGCGAAGAAGCCGGGCCGGCTTCGCGCTGCGGCGCTCAAGTGGCTTGGGGTTCCTGTACACGTGACTGATGAGTCGTTCTGGAGCATGTACTTCGGCAACCACTCCTCGGCTGGTGTGCCAATCAACGACGAAACGATCCTGAAGCTTTCGGCGGTCTGGTCCTGCGTGCGCCTGATCTCGGAGACCATCTCCACGCTGCCCCTTTCGATGTACGAAAAGACGAGCACGGGCAAGCGCGTGGCGAGCCACCACCCGCTGCAGTTCATCCTGCACGATCAGCCGAACTCCGATACCACTGCCGCCGTGCATTGGGAAGCCAGCGTGGCGGCGATGCTGCTGCGTGGCAATGCGCGCTGCGAGAAGCTGATGATCGGAGGCAGGGTGGTTGGCCTACAGTTCCTTCATCCCGACAGGTTGACCTGGTTCCGCCGCGACGGGGTGAAGGTCTGGCGGTACACGGACGAAAACGGTCTGCAGCGGGAGATACCAAACGACCGCGTTTGGAACATCCCTGGTTTTTCCCTCGACGGAAAGGAGGGTGTCTCTGTCATCGGCTATGGTGCCGAGGTTTTCGGCGCTGCGATTGGCGCTGACATGGCGGCCAGTTCCACATTCTCCAAGGGGCTGATGCCCACGACGGCGATTACCTACCCCAGCACGTTGAAACCGGACCAGCGCAACGATGCGCGGCAGACGCTGGAATCACTGAGCGGAGCGGTAAACGCTGGGCGGCCGGTGATTCTGGAAGCGGGCTCCGAAATCAAGACGATCGGCATCAACCCGGCCGATGCCCAGCTGCTTGAGTCGCGCGCGTTCTCGGTGGAGGAAATCTGCCGGTGGTTCCGTGTTCCTCCATTCATGGTCGGCCATGCCGAGAAGTCGACCAGCTGGGGGACCGGGATCGAGCAACAGATGATCGGCTTCCTGACGTTCACCCTCGGTCCTTGGCTTCGTCGAATTGAACAGGCGATCAGTAAGGATCTTCTGTCGCCGGCTGAGCGCACCAAGTACTACCCGAAATTCGCGGTAGAGGGGCTTCTTCGCGCCGACAGCGCGGGGCGCGCAGCCTTCTACGCAGCCATGGTCAACAACGGCATTCTGACCCGCGACGAAGTGCGTGAGCTGGAGGACCGCGAGCCCATGGGAGGCAACGCCGCGGTGCTGACCGTGCAGACCGCACTTGCACCGCTGGACAAGCTTGGCCAGTCCGAAGACGGCAATGCCGCTCGCGCGTCGATGCGCGCATTTCTTGGCGTTTCCGACGCCGCCAGCAAGGAGTAATCGATGACCATCCGTGCAACCCCGGGCGTTCCGAGCGGACGCCCGCAGATGGATGTGCGCAGCTATATCGCACCGTCGGCGTTTGATCGCTGGGATTCCAGTATCCGCGCGGCGGCTGAGGATCAGGAAGACCGGACCATCGGCATCTACGACGTGATCGGCGAGGACTGGTGGACCGGTGGCGGCTTCACTGCCAAGCGCATGTCTGCGGCACTGCGTTCGCTGGGCAAGGGGCCGGTTACCGTCGCAATCAACTCTCCGGGCGGCGACATGTTCGAAGGCCTGGCCATGTACTCGATGCTTCGCGAGCACCCTGGCGAGGTCACGGTGAAGGTGATGGGTATTGCGGCGTCTGCCGCCTCCATCATCGCGATGGCCGGCGACCACGTGCAGATTGCGCGGGCGGGCTTCCTGATGATCCACAACTGCTGGCTCCTGGCCGCAGGCAATCGCCACGAGCTGCGTGAGATTGCTGACCAGCTGGAGCCATTCGACCAGGCAATGGCCGACGTGTACGCGGCCAGGACCGGCGAAGACCTCAAGGCCATGCAGAAACTCATGGATCGCGAGTCCTACATCGGCGGCAGCGCTGCTGTTTCCCAGGGCTTCGCAGATTCGCTGCTCGATTCCGACGAGATCGGAAAGGCCGATGACAGCAAGAACGCCTCTGCGGTGCGCCGTATGGAGGCCGCTCTGCGGGCCTCTGGCATGCCGAAGTCCGAGGCCATGCGCCTGATCAGTCAGTTCAAGTCCAGCGCGGGTGATCCCGCTGGCAGCGGTGAGGGCGAGCCCACCGAACACGGCCAGCGTGATGCTGCCGGCTTCACGAACACTGCGGCGCTGGCCGCCAACCTCACCACCATCCTTTAAGGAGAGCCTCAATGGCCCAGATCGACGACGACATCAAGAACATCAACTCCAGCCTGGAGAAGGTGAACGAGCAGCTGAAGAAGCACGCGGAGCAGGCGAAGGCCGATATCAGCGCGCATGCGCAGCTGTCCGAAGAAACCAAAGCCAAGGTCGACCAGCTGCTGGTCACCCAGGGCGAGCTGCAGGCCAACCTGCAGGCTGCGCAGCAGGTCATTGCCAAGCTGGAGCAGGGTGGTGGCGCCCCGACCAAGGCCCTGACCATCGGCGAAGTGGTTGCCGCGTCCGATGCCTGCAAGAACTTCAACCCGGGTATGCAGGGCAGCTTCACGGTCAAGGCGGCGATCACCCGCGAAGATGCCTCGGCCGGCACCCTGATCCAGCCGCAGCGCGTTCCGGGCATCGTGGCGACCCCGAACCAGCGCCTGTTCCTGCGCGACCTGCTGACCTGGGGCACCACCACGTCGGACAGCATCGAATACGTGCGCGAGACCGGCTTCACGAACAACGCCGACGTGGTGGCCGAGAACCCGACCAATCCGAAGCCGGAGTCGGATCTGGCGTTCGAGCTGGACTCGGCCAAGATCACCACCATCGCGCACTGGATCCGCGCGTCCAAGCAGGTGCTGCGTGATGCCGGCCAGCTGCAGGCCTACATCAACGGCCGCCTGATGTACGGCCTGAAGCTGAAAGAAGAAGCGCAGCTGCTGAAGGGTTCGGGCGTCGGCCTGAACATCAACGGCCTCTACACCCAGGCCACGACCTATGCGAACCCGGGCGTGACCGTGCAGAACGAGACGGCCATCGATCGTCTGCGCATTGCCATGCTGCAGGTGACCCTGGCCGAGTACGAAGCCGATGGCATCGTGCTGAACCCGATCGACTGGACCACCATCGAACTGTCGAAGACCACCGAGAACGCCTACCTGTTCGCGACGCCGCGTGGCCTGGCCGTCCCCGGCCTGTGGGCGCGCCCGGTCGTGGCAACCAAGGCCATGGATCGGGGCGACTTCCTGACCGGCGCCTTCAAGATGGGTGCCCAGGGCTGGGACCGCGAGCAGGCGAACATCACGGTCTCCAACCAGGACCGCGACAACTTCGTCAAGAACATGGTCACCATCCTCTGCGAGGAGGACGTGGGCCTGACTGTCTTCCGCCCCGAGGCATTCGTGAAGGGTGGCTTCGACGGTCTGCCGGTCACCGACGGCGCTGGCGCCGGCGGCTGATGCCACGTGGCGCCCGGCCGTGCCGGGCGCTGCCCCTGACGAAGGAACCAGATAATGGCCAAGGTCGTTGCACTCACCTCGTTCGAACACCACGGAAGCCGTAGCCGCGGCGCGGAGTTCGATGTATCCAACCAACACGCGGACTTGCTGGTCAAGCGTGGTCTCGTGAAGCTGGCTGTCGATGCGGCGGCCGCCGCCGGTGGTCCGGCTGCTTCGACTGGCGCGGGCAACGATGGCGCTCAGCTCGTCCGCCAAAAGGCAGCCGATGCGATCGCTGCGATTGCGGCGGTGACCGACCTCGAAATGCTGGGCGCTGCGCTGAAGGCAGAGACCGGCAAGGGCGAAAAGGCCCGCGCCACTGTGATCGACGCCATCGAAGCCGCCATCAAGGCGGCGACGCCGGCCCAGGCCTGAGCCATGCAGCTGATCACCATCGAGCAGGCCCGGCAGCACTGCCGGGCCGATAGCGCCGACGACGGGATGCTGGAGCTCTACGGTGGCGCCGCCGAGGAGGCGGCGCAGGAGTTCATGAATCGGAAGGTGTTCCCTGACGCCGCCAGCATGGCGGCCGCTGTGCTGGCCGGCACCGCAGGGTGCGACCCGATGGTAGTGACCGACGCCGTACGCGCGGCGGTTCTGCTGATGCTGGGACACCTCTACATGACCCGCGAGGACGTGCAGTCCAGCGCAGGAGCCACGGTGAAGATCCCCATGGGTGCGCACAGCCTGCTGTGGCCGCACCGGGTCGGGCTCGGCGTCTGACGTGGCCTGCTCCGGCTGCGCGCGCCGGCGCGCCTGGCTCATGAAATGGATGCGAGAAGCGAATGAACGAGCAAAGCGAATTGCTGGCCGCCCTGCGAGCCCAGACCGAGGCGACGCACCAGCTGGTGGCGGCGCTGCAGGAAAAGACCAAGGCCGACCAGGAGAACGCCAAGGCGGTTAACCGGCTGGTGGACTACCTCTGTGACAGCGAGGGTGGCAACGTGGAGCCGGACAGCCCGGGCAACTACCTGAGCGGGAAGCCGCGATGATCGCCGCCGGCCGCCTGCGCCATCGGGTGCAGCTGCAGCATCAGGTCTACGGGCAGTCGCCTGCGACCGGCGCGCAGACCGTCAGCTGGGAGCCGCTGGCCGATGTGTGGGCCGAAGTGGCGCCGCTGTCGGCCCGCGAGTTTGTGGCAGCCAAGGCGGTGGACAGCGAGGTCACGTTGCGGGTGACCATCCGTCACCGCGGCGACGTGACCGACAAGTGCCGGGTGCTGTTCCGCGGCAAGATCCTGAACGTCCATGGCGTGCTGCCCGACCCGGTGAGCGGCCTGGAATACCTCACGCTCCCCTGCAGCGAGGGTGTCAATGATGGCTGATGGCATCCGATTCGACGTGAGCGGCCTGGACGGCATCCGAAACAAGATGGCGCAGGTGAAGCGGGAGGTGAACTATAAAGGCGGACGCGCCGCCCTGCGTCGTGCAGCCAACGTGCTGCGCGACCAAGCGCAGAGCAACGCCCGCCGCGTGGATGACCACGAGACCGAAACCGCCATCTGGAAGAACGTCGCGGTGCGCTGGAATGGCCGCGCTTTCAAGCAGGATGGCGTGCTGGCGTTCCGTGTTGGCGTTCTGGGCGGTGCCCAGGCCGGCCGCGCCGCTCAGCAGGGGACGAGCAACCCCGGTGGCATCACCTGGTACTGGCGCTTGCTGGAGTTCGGCACCTCGAAGATGGCTGCGCAACCGATCTTCCGGCCGGTGCCGGACCAAGCCGGCCAGAAGGCCGTCGACGTGTTCGCGCGAAGCTTCAACCAAGCGCTCGACCGCGTGCTGGCCAAGCAGGGGGCGGCATGATCCCGCCCATCTTCCCGCTTTGCATCGCATCACCAGCGGTGCTGCTGGCCTTTGGCGACGCTCCGACCCGTGTCTATCCGTTCGGACTGATCGAGAAGCCGCCTGCACTTCCCTACGCGGTCTGGCAGACGGTCGGTGGTAGCCCCGAGAACTATTTGGCCCAGCGCCCTGACGTGGACGCGCTGACCACGCAGGTGGACGTTTATGCAAAGAACGAAGCATCCCTGATTCAGGGGGCCGCCGCACTGCGTGATGCCTTCGAACCCCGTGGGTACATCACCCGCTGGGGCAACCAGATGCTTGATCCCGAAACGAAGCTGCTGCGCCTGTCATTTGATCTGGACTGGCTGGTCCCTCGGTAGCACCTTCTACATCCCCACCCACGCCCCGCACTGCGGGGCTTTTTATTGCCCGCAGGAGAAACAATGAGCGCCCTGACCCAAGGAACCCAGCTGTACGGCCTGATCAACGGCGTTGTCCGCGAGATCGAGTGCATTACGGCCTTCAACCCCGGCACCGCGCCGGCGGACCAGATCGACGACACGTGCCTGTCCGAGACCAACACGCGCACCTACAAGAAGGGCCTGCGCACGCCCGGCCAAGCTTCTGTGAGTATCAACGCCGACCCGAAGAACGACAGCCACTACCTGATGTGGCAGCTGGCCGAGCAGGTGGACGGCGGCGAGCAGATCCAATGGGCCATCGGCTGGTCCGATGGCGTGGACATCCAGCCCACCGTGCAGCAGGTCGGCAGCATCTCGAACATCGAAGTGACCAACGGCGGCACCGGCTACACGAGTGCGCCGACCGTGGCCATCACTGGCGGCGGTGGCAGCGGTGCAACGGCCACTGCCATCGTCGATTCTGGCTCGGTGATCGGCGTCAATATCACCAATCCTGGCACCGGCTACACCGGTACGCCGACTGTCGCTTTCACCGGCGGCGCTGGCACCGGCGCCGCGGCTACGGCCAAGCTCTCCACGGTAGACGAGCTGGTCCTGCCGAATACCCGCACCTGGTACACCTTCCAGGCCTACGTGAGCGACTTCCCGTTCGACTTCCAGGGCAATGCGGTGGTGACCACTGCCGCGACCATGCAGCGCAGCGGGTCGGGCGTCTGGCTGCGCAAGGCTGAGACGCCGTGAGCCGCGCCCCGAAGAAGTCCGCCACCGCGCGTGCGGTGAGCCTGAGCGTGGCTGGCCTGCTGCAGGCCGGAGCGTTCACTGGCCGGCCAGTGGAGAAGGAGATCCGCTGGAAGCAGGGCGACGAAGAGCTGACTGCCACTGTCTATGTGCGGCCGCTGGGCTTCCAGGCGGCGGTGTCGGATGTGCTGTCGGCCACGAACAAGCACGACGGCGTGGCCGGCCGCATCGCGGCCAGCATCTGCGACCAGGACGGCAAGGCGGTGTTCACCGTTGCTGATATCACCGGCGAGGCCGATCCGGACCGCGGCGCCTTGGACGGCAACCTGTCGGTGGCGCTGCTGATGGCCATTGGCGAGGTGAACAACCTGGGAAAAGCTACGAGCTGACCCCGGAGGATGAGCTGTGGTGCGAGCTGGTCCTGAACGGGATTGGCGGCCGCAGCATCGGGGAGGCGAAGGAGCGCCTCTCCATCCGGGAATTCCAGCTCTGGAGCGTGTACCGCGCCAAGCGCGGCAGCCTGAACGTTGGTGGGCGGATGGATGCAGCTGCAGGGATGCTGGCCGCCTTGTTCGTCAACGCCAACAAGAAGCCTGGCTCGACCCCGTTCAAGCCCGCCGACTTCATTCCCTACGCGGACGCCGAGCCCATCAGCCTCGAGGAGGCGATGAAGCAGTGGTAGCCGGCGCCTAGGGCGCGCATCACCTGGCCGGCCACCGGCCAGCCCTTGCAGCAGAGAGAGCTATGTCCAGGAACCTTGGTACGCTGACCATCGACGTAATCGCCGAGGTCGGCGGCTTCGCATCCGGCCTGGACAAGTCCGAGCGCCGGGCGGAGAAGTGGCGAAAGAAGGTCGAGGCCGAGGCGAAGCTGGCGGGTCTGGCGCTTGCAGCTGGCATGACCGCTGCTCTTGCCGGGCTTTCGACGGTGGGCCTATTGATCGCTCGCAACACCATGAGTGCCGAGCGAGAGGTTGCTCAACTCGATGCAATCATCCGGTCAACCGGCGGTGCCGCCGGGTACACCCGGCAGCAGCTGCTGGACATGGCCGATACGCTGGCCAGCAAGTCCACCTTCAGTGGTGGGGAGATCGTCGAGGCACAGACACGCCTGCTGTCCTACTCGGGCATCCTGGCTTCCAACATCCCCCGCGCCATGCAGGCTGTCATCGACCAATCGGCGCGCCTCGGGATCAGCGTCAGTCAATCTGCCGAGACCATTGGCCGGGCCCTGGAATCGCCCAGCAAGGCCGCCGCCGCGCTAGCGCAGCAGGGCTTCGGGGCAGCGTTCACCAAGGAAGTGCGCGGCACGATCGACGAACTGGTGAAGGCCGGCAAGGAAGGCGAGGCCCAGGTGATGATCCTGGAGATCCTCGAAGAGTCGTACGCAGGCGCAGCGCAGGCGGCGCGTGACACCTTCGGCGGTTCGCTGACGGCCCTGCGGCACACCATTGACGATCTGACCACCGGTCGCGATGGAAGCTTGGCCGGAGCCACTGCTGCCATCAATTCGTTCATCGATACCCTCAACGACCCTCTGGTCAGGGAGGGCTTCGACGCGATGATTGCAGGCCTCGGATCGATCCTCACCGATTTCGCCACGTATCTGAAAGACGGTGCCGAGGTTCGCAATCTCACCGAGTCGATCGCGGAGAGCTTCCGGCAGATTAGTGACCTCGGTGGCATCTTTAGCGGGGCGATTGAAGGCCTGGACCGTGTTCGTGGCGGTCTGGTTGCAATCGAAAAGCAGGGCAACGCGGTGATGAAGCTGGCGACCGGCCAGTACAGCGGGCTGTTTGGCTCGCAGGGTGGCGGCTGGAGCCAGTTCCTCAAGGATTATCAGAACGGGACGCAATTCGCCGACCGCGGCTGGGCGGCCATGCAGCCGCGGCCCACACCTACAGTCAGGCTGATTGAGGCCAGCCTGCCTCCTTCCGGTGTAACAGGTGATCCGGCTGCCCGGGCTGCTGCAGCTTCTGCTGCAGCCGCCGCAGCTGATGCTGAAAATGCCAAGAAGCGGCTGGCAGGGCAGCGACAGTTGGAGCACGCCTATGAGGCTGCTTCGCTGCAGCTGAAGCGGCAGATCGAGCTGTTTGACACCAGCGCGGACCGATCTGGCAAGGCCACTGAGCTGCAGCGACTTAACTTCGATCTGGAGCATGGCGCGCTGAAGGGGCTTAATGCCTCGAAGCAGGAGTCCCTGCGCATCGATGCTCGGAGGCTGGACGTTCTGCAGGAGCAGAAGACCGCGAACGAGGAAGCGGCCAAGGCCACCGAGGCTTTCGTCAAGTTGAAGGACGAGCTGAACAAGAAAGACTCTCTCGGCTTGGATCTGGCCCGAGAGCGGCTGAAAACCTTGCAGGCGGCAGCAGCGGCTGGTGCCGCGAACGACCCTGAATTTGCCAAGGTTGCTGGAAAGGTCATTGAGCAGGTTGCCGGGGCTGGCGGCAGCGAGTACCGAGGACCGGATGCACTGTACGGCGGCGCCAGCGGTGAGTTTTCCAAGATCAACAAGGCGGTCGAGGAAGAGAACAAGAAGTACGCGACGCAGCTTCAGGCATTGGAAGAGTACAGAAAAGCCCGCGCCGACCTGAACGAGAATTGGGACGCCCAGGAGGCGGTGCTGGCGGCCACCCATCAATCCAGGTTGGACGAGCTAGATAAGGCCCGGTGGCAGGTCGGCTTGACCGCTGCAGAGCAGGGACTGGCCGGTGTTGCGGGCGTCATGCGTGCGGGCTTCGGCGAGCAGTCCGGTATCTACCGGGCCGCATTCGCAATCAGCAAGGCGTTTTCGGTCGCAAAGGCCGCACTGGCAGCCAAGGACGCGGTCAGCTCGGCGCTTTCGAGCGGCCTGCCGTTCCCTGCCAACTTGGCGGCGATGGCCGCCGCAGCTGCAGCAGTTGCCAACCTGGTAGGCGAGGTTTCGGCAGTAGGCATGGCCCACGACGGTATCGACAGCGTTCCCGAGACCGGCACCTGGCTCCTGCAGAAGGGCGAGCGGGTCACCACTGCGGCCACCAGTGCCAAGCTGGACGCAACCCTCGACCGCGTGTCACGCGACTCCGCTGGCGGAGGTCGGGGCGATAGCTTTGAGATGCATTTCAACGTGAACGGGTCCATCAGCGAGCGAGAGCGGTTGATGCAGGAACAAACAGTGCGGCGCGCGGTGACCCTGGCGCGGCAGGACCGTGTGGCGGACACCACGTCCGGCACAGGCCCGCAATCACGCGCGATGCGATCGAACTGGAATGTCAGAAGGAAGGTCGGGTAATGGCGCTGATCATGCAGCCGAAGTGGTTGCCCGAACCGCTGCGCGAGGGCTATGGGCTGCGCCACGTGTCACCGCAGACGCGGTCCACCTTCGTAAGCGGGCGATCCCTGCCCCGGCGGGCCTACACCGCGACCCCGAGCCAGACCGAGGTGCGATGGCTGTTGAACGACCAGCAGGCAGCTCTGTTCGAGAAGTGGTTCCAGGAGCAGCTGTTTGATGGCGTGTCCTGGTTTGCCTGCCGCCTTCGCAGCCCGCTCGGCATGGACTACTACAAGGCTCGGTTCACCGACATTTACGACGGTCCGACTTTGACCAACAGCAACCTGTGGATGTTCACCGCACAGCTGGAACTGTATCTCCGGCCGCTGCTGGCTGATGGTTGGTCTGAGTACCCGGAAGGCTTCCTGCAGGCCAATGTGGTGGACCTTGCCGCAAACAGGGAGTGGCCCCAGCCATGAGCATCCTTGAGCGGCTGTATGCCTCCGGTGGTAGCGAGATTGAGCACGAGACGTTGGCCATCACCGTCGGTGGCGAAACCCACTACCTGACCAAGGGTTGGGAGGACCTGACTGCGGTTCTGGAGACGGGCCAGACGGTGACCTTCAAGGCCTGCGGCATGGACGTGGCCAAGCCGGCGCGCAACGCCGACGGCGTGCAGGATCTCCGGTTCGCGCTGACCAACATTGATGGCGTGGTGAGCACCAAGATCCGTGCCGCGCTGGCCGCGCGACAGGAGATGACGGTAACCCTGCGGGTCTATCTGAGCAGTGACCTGCTGGCGCCAATCAAGCGTCCGCTCTCGATGGTCATCAAGGGCGGTCAGTGGTCGGCTACCGAGGTCCAGATCACCGCCGGCTTCATGAACATCCTCGACACGGCCTGGCCGCGCGATCGCTTCAACCTCTCCAAACACCCCGGACTGCGCTACATCTCATGACGATTGACCTTGAAAAGTACCTGGACGTTGTCTGGGTCAGTGGCGGCCGCGTGTTCCCCGAACTGGACTGCTATGGCGTGGTCAATGAGGTGCGGCGGGATCTTGGATTGCCGGCATGGGATGAGCACCCGGGTGCAACTCGCGACGATCTGCCCGAGCTGGCACAGCAGGCGGTTCTGCAGCACGCCGGCAGCGACCTGGTGGAGGGCGCCGTGGCGTTCTGCTACGAGGGCAGCATGGTGACCCACGTTGCCGTGCTGGTCGAGGTAGACGGCCGCATGTGCACGCTCGAATGTAACGACGGTCGCAACGTGACGGTCCTGCCTGTGGCGCGCTTCGAGCGCCGCTTCAACCGCGTGGAGTACTACGCGTGATCCGGGTGTTCCCTTCCCGGATGCCCGGTGAAGCCCTGGAAACCCACGAGCATGGCCGGATGACGGTAGACGGCTGGCTACGGGCGAACGTGCGTGGGTACACCGGAGAGGGTGAACAGCCGATCGAGCTGGAGGTCGACGGCACGCCGGTTGCGCCAGGTGCGTGGGCAAGCACCTGGATCGACCACGGCAGCGACGTGCGCATCTACCCGGTCCCTCATTACGAGGGCATTGCCGCGGTGATCTATTGGGTTGTGGTTGCGGTGGTGGCCGCGTATGCCATCTACATGGCCAACAACCTGCCTGGCAGTCGGAACGGGCAGGGCGACAGCCTCAGTCTCGACACGGCGCGGGCGAACACGGCCCGCCTCGGTAGCCCCGTGCGCGAGGTTCTGGGACGGTGCCGCGTCTGGGCCGACTATCTGGTGCAGCCGGTGTCTCGCTTCGTAGGCGAGAAGTCCTATCGAACCCACATGTTCGTGTGCGTGGGGAAGGGCCGACACATCATCCCCGTGGGTTCGGCCCGGCTGGGCAACACGCCCATCAGCTCGTTCGGCAGTGACGTGCAGATGACCATCTACCCACCGGGTGCAGATGTGAGCGGCGACGTGCGCTCCGAGAACTGGGTGAATTCTACCGAGGTGGGGGCTACCGCCTCCGGCACCGCCGGTCTGGATCTGAGCGACACGGCAGACGTTTCTACGGGTATCAACGCAGACTCGGTGACGGTATCGGGGAATGTGATCACCCTGAACAACGCGACAGTCACCGACGCGAACGGTAACGAGCGGCCGACCAGCTCCGTGCCCAGCAGCTGGGTTGTCGGCGCCGTGCTCACGCTAAAGGTCGCGGCTTCCTTCAACGCGACCACCAGCGGCCTTTACTCGATCATCGCCGGCAGTGCTGTGGCGGAACTGGCGCCCTACGTGGGCATGCCGGTTCTGCTGACCTACAACGGAGCCGATTACGCGTTGTTCGTGGCCAGCTACGTTCCTGGCTCGCCCGCAGTGCCCGGTGTTGGTGGCAGCGCTGCCCGTGTGACGGGATCGGCCGCTGCGAGCAACTTCGACTTCAGCGGTTCTCCGGTCACCTTCGGGATCAGCTGGCGGGGAACCACCTACAGCGTGGCGCTGGTGGCCAACTACATCACCTTGGGCGTGCTGCTGACTGCCATCAACGACCAGTTGGTGGATAGCGGCTTGGTAGCGACCCAGTCCGGCGGTGTGGTGACGATTGCTGAGGCGGCCAGCCCGTTTGCCGGTGGAAGCATCACCTACAGCGGACTGCCGGCTTCTGTCTTCGGCAGCAGCCCAACGTCTACAGCAGGTGTGGCCACGACCGGTGGAACGCCGGCAACGCAGCCTCGTGTAACGCTGGCCTATGACGGACCGACCGGAACTGCTTTCGGAGGCCTGCCGCCTGGTGTGGTATCGCTGGCAATGTCGCGCGGCCAAAGTGACTATCGAATTGTGGCCGTGTCCGGACTCACCTTGGCTGTGGAACGGCTTACAGAGGCTGGCGTGGTCGACACGAGCTGGCCGGGCTGGACCAACCGGACGGCCACTGACTACAGCGCCACCGGGTTCCAGGAGGGCGAGGAGTGGTTGGGACCGTTCCTGGTGTGCCCGAACGGCGAAACCACCGATGCGTTTGAATACGACTTCAACTTCCCCAGCGGCCTGATCTGGTACACCAGCAAGGGCAACAAGCGCACGTTCACGGTCAGCATCCGCGTTGGGTATCGGGTGTATGGCTCGGGCGCGCCCTGGACGGTTCGGACCCACACGTACACCGGATACTCCGAGGATGCGGTGGGCTTCACCGAGCGCATCACCCTTGGCACTCCTGGGCAGGTCGAGGTGCGGGTCAGACGGGTGACCGAGCGCGGAGGCAACTCGGCCCGGGATGCGTGCTATTGGCAGGGCCTGCGCGCGCGCCTATCGCAGCGGCCAACGCGCTACGACGACCTGACGACCATCGGCCTGACGGTGACCACCGGGACAAAGCTGGCAGCGCAGACCGACCGCCGGTTCAACGTAGAGGCTACACGGCTCTACGACCAAGGCACTGCACGCAGCATCAGCGGCGCCATGATCCACGTCATGCGCTCCCTTGGTCTGCCGGCGGACCAAATCGATACGGACACGCTGCAGCATCTGGAGGACACCTACTGGACGCCGCGAGGGGAGTTCTTCGACTTCAGCGCGGAGAAGTCCGGCACCAGCGCACTGGACATGCTGCAGATGGCGGCGCAGGCGGGCATGGGCTACTTCCTGCTGATCGATTCGATGTGTTCGGCCGGCCGCGAGGGGGTGAAGGGGTGGCGCGGGGGGATCTCGCCGCAGCGCCAGCTAGAGCCACTTAGCACGTGGTTCATTTCGCCGGGCCCGGACGACTATGACGGCGTGGACGTGACCTACATCGACGAGGTGAGCTGGGCGGCGGAGACGGTGGAGTGCCGGCTGCCTGGCGTCACCGAGCCATGGAAGGTCGAGTCCTACGAGCTTCAGGGTGTAGGGACGCGCGATCGCGCATACCGGATCGGCATGCGCCGCCTGATGAAGCACCAAGGCCAGCGCCTGACCTACAAGACCAAGACCGAGATGATGGGCCTGGTCTACCAGTACGGCGACCGGGTGAAGCTGTTCGATGACATTCCGGGTTCGAGCACCACCAGCACCATGATCGAGTCGGCCAGACTGGACGGTACTCGGCTGCTGATCGAGGTGGGTGAGTACCTGGACTGGAGCCTGCCGGCGCCACGGTGCCTCGTGCGCTTCCAGGACGGAACGCTGTCCGGCGTGATGGTGCCCACCCGCGTGGACGACCACCGTCTGACTATCGCCGCCTCGGCACTGCCCGGCGAGCACGCGTTCAACACTTGGATCATGGACGACCCGACGATTGACCCGCCAGAGCTGATTTTCTGCGACAGCACGCGCGCTGGGTATGACGCCGTTCTGGCCGACCTCACGCCCGGCGAAGACGGCTCGGTTGAGCTGACCGCCCTGCAGTACGACCCCGCCTTCTACCAATACGACGACGCGAACGCGCCGTAGCGCCACTGGAGACGCACCCAGATGACCAAGTACAACACCGGCAATCCGGTGGGCTCGAGCTCGCCCCTGGACTTGTACGACAACGCCGAGAACCTCGATAACGGCATTAACGGGGCCGCACTGACGTGGCGCGATCGGCGCGGTGTGACCCGGAAGAGCTTCGCCGGGATCGAGAGCGACTTCCAGCAATTCCTCGCAGACGGCAGCACCATCGAGTTTCCGACCTGGGCAGCAGCCAGCGCTGCAGCTGGAGCAGGGCAGATTCCCCTCAACCGTCAAGTTGCAGTAATCGGTGATCCAGGGTTCCACACTGATCCGATCACGGGAGCGACCGTGCCGAACAGTGGCCGCTATGTCATGGGCTCTGCCGGCCTGGAGTGGAGGTCCGCCGACGTTCTGACCGAGAAGGCCGACAGGTCTGATCTTTCAACACTGGAATCAAAGCTCGACAACACGGTTCGGACTGTCGCTCTGGACATCCCTTATGAGGTCAACTTTGCAGACGAAGATGGCTACACCGACAAGGGTCTTAGCGAGGGAATCATTGATCTTAAGACGGTGATGCTCGCCAATTCGACACTGATTGGAACGACCGGTGCATTCAGCTTGATTGATGCCGATGGCTACTTCGTTGATGTCGTCGATCCGACGGGTGTTGCAGGGCTTGTGCGTGACGCCGCCGCCGTTGGGCTGAACACTTCGCTTTCCATCCAAGATGATGATGGGTATGTCGTAGAGCTGGTGAGTCCAGAGGGGGCAGTTGCTCAGACCGACGATGCATCCCTCTACGGCGTGCGCAATGCGTCGAACCTGGACGCTTCGCGCAGGGTGGGCGCACAGATCAACAGTGAATCCACCGCTGTGGCTTACGACTACACCCATTTCCCTGTGTATGGGCAGAGTCTCAGCAACGGCACAGAGGGTTGGCCAGCCCTCAGCAAGACGCAACCGTACAACAACGTGATGGTGGGTGGTTCGGTGAGGCAGGCCAGCATTGGATCAGCTTCGTTCTCCCCGGTTGGGGGCAGCAGTGCCTTCCAGCCGCTGGTCGCCAATGTGATGAGCACCAGCATGGCCGTGCTTACGGACGCGGAAGTTGCCGCGCTTCCGCCTGGGAACGGTGCTTTTGGTGAGACCGTTGCCGAGGGCTTGGTGAATTCACTGAAGAGGCTGCACAACCTACGCAAGGGTGTGATCGATGACTCGATCGCGTTCGTGGCCAGCAGCAGCGGCGTGGGTGGCAGGACCATCGCTCAGCTGACCAAAGGCGCAAGCCCGAACATCTGGAACGTGCTCGTCGGGCATTCCCAGGCAGCGAAGGCCAATGCGGTCTCGGCTGGAAAGTCCTATGGCATCGGCGCGTTTCTGTGGCTACAGGGCGAGAACGACTATCCCAGCACCACCAAGGCTGCCTACAAGGCGGCGCTGAGCCAATTGTGGTCGGACTTCAAGGTCGATGTATCAGGTGGCGTTGCCGGCCAGCAGCTGCCACCGGTCATGCTGATGTACCAGACCGGCGCCAGCTTTACTTCGGACGGAAACGGGCTCGATACAGCGCTTTCTATTGGTCAGGCCCAGCTGGAGTACAGCGAAGAAAGCAGCGACGTATACATGGTCGGTCCCGTCTATCCCTATACCGACAAGCACACCAGCCCGGCCGCCAATGGCCACCTCGATCCGAATGGCTACCGATGGTGGGCAAACCTGGCGGCCAAGGTTGCCTACAGGGTCTTGGAGCTTCGCCAAGGCTGGAAGCCGCTCTCTCCGCGAAAGGTGGTCGCGGTCGGGCGAACGATCAGCATCGACTTCCACGTTCCTGAGCCGCCGCTGGTGTTCGACAAGCCATATCTTTCGTATACGGCTACCGATTTCCCCGACAAGGGCTTCACGGTTCGCGACACTGTCGGTGTCGTGCCAATCAGCAGCATCCGGATCGTGTTCGAAACGATCGTGGAGCTGACTCTTTCGCGTGACCTTGTCGGCTCTGCATACATCCGATACGCCGACAAGACGTATCACGACGGTAATGGTTGCCTCCGGGACAGCGACAGCTTCGTAGCACCGGACCGTTATGTGTACCAGGTAGGAACCGGGCAGTACCCGGAGGCGAACATTGCCGAACTCGTTGATAAGCCGTATCCGATGCACAACTGGTGCGTCGCCTTCAACCATAAGATTCAGTAACCGGAGACAACCATGGGTGCAGTGATTCATTCAAGCGGCAATAGCCTGCGCGCGAACTCAAAGCGCATCATCCCGCCGGTCGATCCGACGGGCTTCAAGGGCATCTTCCTGTTCGGCGACAGCGTTGCGCAGAGCGTACGCAACTATGCCGGCGGCGCCGATTTGGTCGTCACCGGAAACCCCGTGATCGCATCCGACGGGCAGGGCCTGATGTTGCGAGAGGCGGTCGATTACTTGACGACCGGCTTCACCCAAGACGTGAACAGCACGATCATCGTGATGTTCCAGGCTCAGGCTCAGGCAACCTTCCCACTGAGCACCTATCCAGGTCCTCGCCTGGGGGATGCGACCAAGAACGACGCGGTTGGTAGCGGCGTGCAGATGTTCAACTCCGCTGGCAACGTCGGGGTGCACGGATTCATCGGCACATGGGACGGTGCCACGGCCGGCAGCGCGAGCACGCTCCTGACCAGTCCAGTCCCCTCTGCGGCACCGCCAGCGGGAAGCTACCGGATGTTCGGCGTTCGATCGGTCGCTGGTGTCGCTCCGGCCACCGTGACTGTCGACGACCTGACCGCAGGAACAAAGAGTTCCCGCTCGGCCGCGGCCGGGCAGGTGCTTGACCGAACGACGCGCACGTATCGAATCGGGAGCAGCTATCAGACCACTGCCCAGCCTGCAGTCAAAACGCTCGGTGCTTTCATCATCAGTCGAATCCTCACTGATGGGGAGATGGCAACCATGTACCAGTGGATGAAGGGCTACTGGGCCCGCCGAGGGATTTCCATCTAGTCTCCAAGGCCTAGGAGTGCGAGGTTGTAGTTGCTTCACCACTGGAAGTGGCTCGATGGACCTGGCGAGTTAGCTGTGACCGTTCGTCTAGGCCTAGCCTAGGCGGACACCCGGGATAGGGGAGAAGGCATCATTTTTGACGCTTACCATCATCCTCAAACGCTTCTGTACAGCGCTGTCCTGCGCGACGTCAGAAAGCCATTTCCTTGCTCCATTCACCATCGACATCGAGAATTTACGTGGATCCAAGATCAGTTGATCGTTGAACCTGATGTTGTGCATTTGGAGAGTTGTGAAGGTGACCTTGCTTAAGGTCGCTTCTACTGAGTTATCGGAAATGTCATCCGTTCCCGAGTGCAGGATGGAGCATCGAAGCGCGTAGCAGTCCTCACATGAGAGAAACGCCCCGCCAAAGCTTGAGCTGAAATCATCGGCCGCGTAGGTATTAAACCAGTCCATGTAACGCTTTCGACCCCGTCGAATCCCTTGCATCGACGGGCATATGTCAGGGAGCATGAGCGATAACGAGATCGCAGCGTTCCAGTTCGATTGCTCGATCGCCGCTTCAATGCTCTGTAGGAAGTCTTCCATGGCACGATAGGTCCAATTGTCCGGAGCACAGACTACGCTGACCGCACTGAGATTGTCGCCTTGTTGATCTAGCGGGCTGAGATCGTATCAAGGAGCTGCGGGGCGTTAGCGCGCGGGGAGTTCACGGCCCTGCTGACCCGATAGGCTTCCATCGCCGGCGGCTCGCTGGCCAGCAGCATTGCCATGGCATCGTCGGGACCGGCCGCCATCCACTCATCGATCTGGCCGAGCTGCAGCCATACCGGCATGCGGTCGTGGATGTCGGCCGACACGCCGCTGCTGTCGCCGGTGATGATGGTGAAGGTTCCCAGGTTGCCGTCGGGCAGCAGCGGGCTAGTGTCCTCCCATAGGCCGGCGGCCAGCAGCGGCCCGGTCGCGTGGATGAACCACGGGTCTTTCTTCCCGTCCTCGGGGCTGACCGACCACTCGTAGTACCCGGCCATGGGGATCACGCAGCGACGCTTCTTGAACGCCGACCGGAAAGCGGGCTTGGTGGCCACCGTCTCGATCCGGGCATTGATGGTTGATCCCTGCAGGCCCTTGGCCTTGGCCCAGAACGGCAGCAGACCCCACGCAAGGCGGGTGACCTGCCGGCCTTCGCCGCGATCCAGAATCACCGACGCGCGCTGTGTCGGCGCGAGGTTGTAGCTGGGTTGGATCTCGGCCAGGCCGGGGGCAAGGTCAGCCAGCCCCGGCTGGCCGAAGTCGACAACGGGGAGCTGAACGAATCGGCCGCACATGGCAAGTCAGGCCGGCATTGCTTGGGGTAGCGTGTGCCCCAGAACGTGGTCGCACTCAACCAGGCGAGCGTTGCTGACGGCCTGACGCTCGCCGCATCCGGCGCACGCGAGTAGCGTGCCGCCTGGCATGGTCTCCAGCTGCGGCGCCTTGGAATGGGTGATGTGCTTGCAGTGGTTGCAACGGACGCTGATTGCGCTGACTCGGTGGAGGTTGCCATCGCGGTCGCGTACTGCATCAAGATCGAGAACGTAGAAAAGGCCTGTATCGGGCATTGCGGTGTACCAAGAATTTTTGGGGATGCTGCCCTGATCGCTGCCTCCGTCTTGTGATGAAGGTCCGCATTCAGCATCACGCGTTCCTGAATTGTTGTGCAAGTGGTCGCCACCTCACGTAAACGTTCTCACGCGTCTGTTAGGGTCGTGCCTCATCAAGGAGGTGCGCAATGCCCATCACGGCGGTTGTATACGTGAGCAGTGCTGGTGGGGAGATCGCCGGCGACAAGCTGGGCCTGTCCAACGGAAAGTTGGATCAGATTGTGGACGACGCGGCCCGGTTCAACCGTAATGCTGGGGTTACGGGGGTGCTCCTCTTCGAGGGCGAACGCTTCCTCCAGTACCTGGAGGGGCCGGAAGATGGGTTGTCAGTGGCGTACTCCCGCGTGCTGGGCGCGAGCAGCCACAACGGAATCGTGGAACTGCAGCGGGGCCGGGTGGGGCAACGCCGCCTGCCGTTCTGGCCGATGAAATGGCTTCCGGTAGAACCGGTAGAGCTGAAGCGGTTGGCTCAAGCCGACTGGACTCGATTCAATCAGCGCGGCGACGCCGAGGATGCAAACCCAGCGGCTATGGATCTCCTAGCTTCGCTGGTTGAGCCTTACGCTGTGGCCGCCTGATCCCCTTGGCGATGCTCCCCGATCTGCTCGGTGAGCACGGTGAGTGACTGCTGGAGCGGCGGCGAACAGATCGCCGTCGCTTTGCCTGTGCTTAGAGGCGATGCTGGGCAAAAGACTCAGCCAAGTACCGGAGAGCCGTTCGGGTGCTGGGTGAGTCAGCGTGAGTACTCGAAGCGCGTATTCCGCTGCCTTGAGATAGCCGCGGTGCATCTGAAGTTCTGACTCGCATGCGTGGAGGCGATCGAGGATTCCCGTGATTTCGGTCGTCATGACGGTCTCGACAGTTGGGGGTGGGGAAGGCGATATTCTGCGGAAGCCCAGAAGAGCCCGCTATGAGCATCCTCAATGTTCTGCTGCGTCCTGACCAGCTTCTTGTCGCGGTCGATACCCTTGCTGAGGACGCCCGAACCGGAGCCCATTCGTCCGGCGCGAAGGTTCTCCTGATCCCGCAGCACAACGTGGTGTTGGCGGCACGCGGGTCCACACAGTTCTTCCTGCGCATCTACGAGCTCGCCCTCCAAGCAAGCTTCCGAGCGGACTTCACGATAGAGCAGCTATCTGCCGAGCTGGGGCTGGTTGTTGACCGGCTATGGCCGGACTATGAAAAGGCAGCGGCCGAGGCCGGCCTGCCTCTCGATCAACTTGGGACCGAGTTGATGCTGGGAGGCTGGTCGCGCAAGAGTGGGCGGATGATGGCAATTGCCTGTTCCAAATGCGACAGTTCCAGGCCATCGGTGGTGCAGCCCTTGGATGGGGGCTTGGCCTCTCCTGGGCAGCCCTTGGTTGGCAGGCCGGATAGCTTCGCTCCAGCCGATGTCCTCGCGGCTGGTAGGATCCAAGCGACCTGGCTCAACAAACAGGTAGGTAGGCAGGTGGCGGGTGGTCGACTCTTGGCCGCCGTACTCCGCGAGGGGCAGGCGGTGATCCAGGATCTAGGGCCGATATAGATCGTCGGGCGCCAGCCCTGCTAAGGCCAAAATTCGATCCTGCCTCATCTGCTCGCCCCAGAGGAGCCACGCCTGGTCGGTGGTGAGCGTCCCCGTTACCCTGCAGGCTGGACAGGTGAGCTCTACACCATCCTCCACGTCGACAAGCCCCATACCGCAGGACATACGCGATTCGTCCCCGCATGCGCCGCACTTGGCCTGAACAGTCTCGACTCGCTCGATCGTCCCATTTAGGCGCAACAAAGGTCGGATCCGAAGGATCCGGAAAGCAGTCGGGGGTGTCATGTGTCGTGCCTGTGAGGGGCTAGACACGGGGGCGAAGGATTTCGCGCCAGAGAGGAGCCAGATGCGTCAACCATACAGCATGAATTGTTAAGAACTTCGTGCTGGACAAAATTCTCTACGCAGGAAGCTGTGTCGGCAAGTAGCTCCACCCGGGGGCGCGTGAGCAGCGCCGCGCCGGCACAGAGTCGAGCCAGGCTAGGCCCTGCAATTCGGGCAAATTGACGGTTTCGTCAAATCGCCGGTGCAGCGCTTAACAACTCCTCCCCGAACGATTCAGGCAGGTCGCCGCCGCGTTCGCAGGATCTGCGACGGCCGGTCGTATCCTTCCGGCCATGCATTCCTCCCATGGCTTCCGCACCGCCCAGATCCCCTCTGGCTGGGTCCAGACAGGCGAGCGCTGGGCGCTCTGGTACAACGGCCGCGAGACGGCCAGCGTCACGCCCGACGGCGGTCCTGGGGTCCGGCTATGGATGGAAGGCCAGAAGATGTGGCAGGTGAAGGAAGTGCGCGCCGCCAACGTCCGGCAGGCGAAGCGCTACGCCGAGCGCTGGTGCGCGGCCAGGCTGTATCCGGAGCTCCCGCTGCGTGAGGCCGTCGCCCGGCTGACCGACAGCACCCCGATCCAGCCCGAGCCGCCGCTGCCCGGCCTGCCGCCGACCCGTGAGCAGCAGCAACAGGCTCGGCGCTTGGCCGAGGCCGGAGCGAAGGAGGTCGAGCGGATCAAGGCCGCGCTTGAACCGCGTAAGCCGCCGGCAGAGACGAAACCCCGCGCGAGGGACGTCCGCACCAAGGCGTGGGTGAGGGCAGGGCTGCAGCAGATGCGGCGGGGCGTGTAGGCCTCATCCTGCCCGCAGCTTCACCACGTTGCCGTCGCGCAGACCATCGAGGTAATCCGCCCAGACCTGCATCATCCGCACGCGCTCCTGCAGGTGCGATGTGCGATTGTAGGCCCGGCCGTTGGGATCCTTCACCGCGTGAGCAAGCTGGTGCTCAATGATGTCCGGGCGAAAGTGCAGGACCTCGTCCAGAATGGTGCGAGCCGTCGCGCGGAAGCCGTGGCCGGTCATCATCGTGCGGTCATAACCCATGTTGCGCAGCGCCGCGGTAATGGCGTTCTCCGACATCGGGCGTTTGGCATCGCGGGCGCCAGAGAACACCCATTTGTGCCGGCCGGTGATCGGCTTGATGTCCTCCAGGATCTGCAGCGCCTGCCTGGACAGCGGCACCAGGTGCGCAGCACGCATCTTCATCTTGCTGGCAGGGATGGTCCACACGGCCGCGTCGAGGTCGAACTCCTCCCACTCCGCATGCCGCAGTTCTCCAGGACGCAGGAACACCAGCGGCGCCAGCCGCAGCGCCGAGCGGGTGATGGCAGAGCCGCTGTATGCCTCGATGGAGCGCAGCAGGCCACCCAGCTGCACGGGGTCGGTAATCGCTGCGTGGTGGGCTTCCTTCGGCGGCGCGAGCGCTCCCTTCAGGTCGGCAACCGGGTTTCGCTCGGCCCGGCCAGTGGCCACGGCGTACCGCATGATCTGGCCGCAGTTCTGCATGATTCGGTGCGCGGACTCGATCGCGCCGCGGTCCTCGATGCGCCGGGCCACCCGGAGGAAGTCAGGCGCGGTGAGGTCGGCGACAGAGCGTGACCCGATCCAGGGGTACACGTCGTTCTTCATCCAGGCTTCGACCTTCTCCGCATAGCTGGGCACCCAGGGGCGTGTGGCCAGCCACTCATTGGCGATGGTCTCGAAGCTGTCCGAGCCCAGGGCGGATTGGGCGAGGGCAGCGGCCTTCTTCTGCGCGCCCGGGTCGACGCCTCGGGCAAGCAGCCGGCGGGCTTCGTCGCGGGCCTCGCGGGCGCGCGCCAAGGAGACATCCGGGTACAGGCCTATCGACAGCAGCTTCTCCTTGCCGGCGATGCGGTACTTCCAGCGCCAGCTGCGCGCGCCGGTCGGGGTGAGGTAGAGGTACAGGCCGCCGCCGTCGGTGATCTTCTGCGGCTTGTCGCTGGGCTTGGCGCGCCTGATGGCTGCGTCGGTCAGAGGCATTGGGGGTATCGCTTCAGTGGGTGCGGTCGGATACCCCTTGATATACCCCCACCGTCTCATGGATTGAAACGGATTGCCCCGGTCTGCTGCGGACAATAAAAAAGCCCGGAAACCCTTGTGATGCGGGGGTTTCCGGGCTTCTCCGGTCCTTGTCGAACCGTTCGTTGGTGGAGGTGGGCGGAATTGAACCGCCGTCCGAAGGCACTCCATCCCCAGCACTACATGCTTAGCTCACCGTTGGATCTCGTCCCCGAACAGCACGGTGCGCAAAGCGCATCCGGGAACCAGCCTGTTGTGTTCTAGTGCCGGGCTGACAGGCAGCCGCCCAGCGCGATTCCATGATAGTGACTCTACACCGCGAGCATGGACACAAGCGGTTTCGAGGCTTAGGCCTTAAGCGGCCAGAGCGTAGTTGTCGTCGTTGGCAACTAGAGTTTTGCAGCTGGATTTACGAGGAAAGCTACCCCCTCGGCATGCGCCAGGCGACTTCACAACCCCCGTCGAAACCAATGCACCCCCGGTTTCTACAGTGCTGCAATGTACAGGGCCAATGCCGTGTTGCCACGAGCGGGGCCTGCCCAACGCTGCCAATGCTACGCCAAAACAGCTGAACAGTCACCGTGGCAATCCACAACAAGTTGTAGAGCCTCCGTCATAGCGGATTGGTAACGTCATGGGCACGAATTTGCGACACACTGGCGACGACCATCCAAGCCAGGACAGACAGGGAGACTGTGGGTGACCGAGGCAAGCCAACAACGCAGCCTGCGACAGCTGGTTGGACCCGTCGGGGCCGACTACCAGCGGCGCGCGTTGCCGCCCGGCTGGGTCTGGGCGGTGCTGGCGGTGCTGCTGGCGGCCACCTGGCCGACCGAGCTGCCGGCGACGGCGGCAGCCGCGCTGGTCTCCAGTGCGGTGGTGGTGCACTGGCCGCAGCGTGGGCGCTTGCATTGGCTGGGCTGGCGGCTGCCGGCGCTGGCGGTGCTCGCCGCGCTGCTGTGGGGCCCGGATGTACTGTCACAGTGGTTCGAACATGGCCTGGCCCTGACCTTGATGTCGCTGGCCAGCCTCAGCATTGGCGTGCATGTGTGGCAGTCGCGGCAAGTTGCGCGACAGTTGCAGGCTTCCGCCGATGCGCTGGACGACGCCCAGTTGCTGGCCCTGCTGCCCGTCGACGCCGCGCGGCTGGCGCAGCAGTGGCGCGCCGGTGATGATCGCCACGCTCCGGAACTTTCGGTGGTGATGCACCTGGCGGTGATGCATGCGGCGCTGGCGCCGAGGATGCGCAGGCAGGGCGTTCTGGCCAGCTGA